GAGATCGATACGCTGAGTTATCTAAACGTAAAGATCAAGCCCAGTTTGCTAACGGGTGGGAAAATCGTGTAGCAGAGTTTGATACTGCTCAATCAGTAGCAGCGACTACACCAAAACAACAACCCATTACTAGCAGCGCTATTATTAAGGCAATGTCAAAAGTTCCTGGTCAACAAGCTAACGCTGCGGCAATACGTCGAGAAGATATTAATAAATCCTCAGGTATCGCACTTAGTTTAGTTGACACTAAAGGGGATCTAGATAACCCGATTGAATTAAACCGTGTATATAAGGCCATGCTAAAAAAGTACGAAGGTACTGGCTTAACCTCAGATGAGAAGAAAGCAGCAGCGGTTGACCATTTATCTGTTCAACTGGGAAAAGATGTAAAAGCTTTAGGTAGTGATAGACTTTCCTTGGCTGCAGCTAGAATTAAAGTTGAACAAGATTTAGGTAAGTTAACTCCACAAGAACTATTGACAATGGACACTTTCAAAAAGGGAGCGTCCTCTGGTGTAGGGCAACCATTTGTTGCTAAATTACAGGGTCAAGTAGTTGTTCCACATGTACGGGCCGAGATAGTAGACCGGGTTAAAGCTAAGGATGCAGAATTAAAGCAGCGCAACTTTGAAGTAACCCAAGGGCTTGCTGATGATATAAATAATATGATTCAATTTGGTGCCCCTCCTGCAGATATCGCAGCAGCTAGAGCAGCGTTTGATGATTCTAAAAATGCCTATAGCTTGATTGAAAAATCAACAAGCGGCAAAGATCAATACACTGAAGCAGGTATTGCGGAATTTGATCGTGAGCGGTTGGCTGCAGAAGAGCGGTATACTGGAGTGTTGCCTGCTAGTTGGACAAAAATTAATAAAGAAATCGATGATTTATATAATATTAGCCCGAATAGAGCACTTAATAAAGCTGCGGTAAAAGACGTTAATCTTGTGAATAAAAAGGTGTCCGACTATAATAATAAAAAGGGAGATACTTTATTAGCTAATCAAGCTAAGTTTACCGATAACTATGTGCAAGATCTTGTAGGGGAAGGTATCAGAGCGGAAGATATTAACATTTTCAAGAAAAAAATTATGAATAAACTTCCCGGGTTTAGTGCTGCAAAAGCCGATTGGATTGTGTTTGAAGCAATGGGCGCAGTGTTAGCAGCTAATCCTGAAACCTTACGGGATACAAAGCTACAGACTAAAGATAACGTGAATTCATTTACGCCAGAACGAGGGTCCACTATACAGTTGGCTGTTATTAAGAAAGCTCAAGAGCTTGCTCAACGATACAGTAACCCAACGAAATCATATGAAGTTAAAGAAGGTACCGCACGTAAATTAGTATCTCGCGCAATTATAGCTTTCCCTGAAGATAAGATGACAAAATTAAATAAAGCTGTTGCTAAAATTGAAAATGACCATGATAAAGAAACACGGTACTCCACAAATTCCCCTGCAGCGTTATTTGGGATACCTGGCCTAGTCCGCAATAATTAAATATAGGAATATGAAATGGTTAACCTGCATTCCTTTTCGGGATTAGACAGTTTAATACTAGGTAAAAAACAAACACTAGAACAGCTTGCTGAAGAAAAGCGTCTAAATATACAGAGTAAATCTGAGCTGGCTACCGTCGTAGCTAAGCCTGACTCGGATTCCATGACAGTTAGGGATCAATATGGGTTATTACAGGAAATTCGTTCAGAGTTTTTTGACTCCCCAGATCGTCCTGAGTTAGGCGGATCAAAGATACGTCGTCAGAAAATTGCATATGCTGCCCAGTTTGGTGTAGATGTTGACCAAGTTACTGATGAAGATTTAATTACCTGGGGTAAAAATGTTTCTGCAGAAACTGCTAAAATGCATTTCAATGTTGGCGATGAAGTTAGATACACCCCCACTGGTGAGAAGTCTAAATTAGCTGGGGATGATCGGATAATTTCTAAGATCTATAATAAGGATCTTGATCAACTCTCTGAGTTAACAAATACTGGTGCGTTGAATACTGCGGTTGCTGCTCCATGGAACCAGCAGCGCCTTATTGAGGCTAACCGGTTAAAGACAGAATTGCGCCAAGCTAAGGATCCTGGGTATAAATCAGGATACGATGAAGATGGTGATGCAATTGCTGTTCAACAAGTAGATGGTACTGTCACCTATGGTGATCGGGATAACCTTAGAGGTAATAATATTCCTCAGGTTAAAAGTGAAGAGAAATCTAATATAGGTAATTGGGGCAAGCCAGGCGATATATTCCTAAATACTCTTGCTAAAACAGTAGCAAATACTTTTGATGTAGCTAAGCCTATCCTACGCCAGGTTATGGCGATTGGTAATGGCCGCATGAGTAACTCTTTAAGTGTTACTGATTTAATTGATGGTCATAATAATATTGCAGAAGTAGCTGACCCATCTGCGGTAATTACAGATGAGCAAGAAGCTTTGTTCAATGATATCATTAATCGAGGTGAAGATACTAATCTCAATACAGAAGAACAGCAATTTTGGAATTCTACATCAGGGACTTTACTCCAGAATATGCACAATACTGTTTTAGCTAATATTGAAGATGCTAAAGCAATTAATAAAGTAGCAAACAACTTTCGTAAGACTATCCATGCTGGCGGGCTAGACGCTAAAATTAAAAAACAATACGATAAAGATTTTGAAAAAGATGGTTTTTTTGCTGCTAGCGCAAATATGTTAATAGACAATCCTTTGTATGCTATTGAAGAGTTAGCTGCATCATTGCCGGTTATGTTAGCAGCAATGACTGCCCCTGGTTTAGTATCTATGTTTAACCAAAAAGCAGAAGACGCTATACTAGAACGAACTCAGGATTCTAATGATCCTTTAAGCCGGGAAGATATAAATGAAGTTAGAGTAGGTGCCGCAGTAGCAACACTATTTGAGCGTGTTGGTGCTGAGATAGTACTGAAGAAACTACCTGGCATAGATAAATTAACCATAGGATTATATAAGCAATTTCCTTTGCTTAATCATATATTAGCCCCAGCCACTAAAGTGGTTACTGCTGCGGTATTTGAAGGTGGTGCAGAAGCAGCAACATCTGTTGGTGAGCAATTTGCTGGAGGTAAAGACCTTAACCCAGCCGATATAGGGCATGCTGCCGCTATAGGCATAGGTGGGGGTGGAGGCGTTAAAGCCCCAGGTGCTGTAATTGATTTAGTTCGTGGGCAAACACCAGTAGTAAAAGCAAAGCGAGATGCGGTATTACGGGAAATGTTTACTCCAGAGACTATGGCCGGTACAGCTGAAGGGGTTCCTCTTCAAGCGCGTATTGATGAAATTAATAAAGCACTGGGAGAAACTCCAGGTGATCACCCTAATGTTATTCGTCTTACCAAAGAACGTGAAGAGCTGCAGAAACAGCTCGATGTAGCTAATCCTGAGGCTATCTCAGAGGAGCGTCACGTAGAGCTCAGTAAGGAACTAGAGGAACTTGATGCAGCATTGCCCAAAGAAGAAGTTAAGCCCTCTGAAGACGCCCCTACATCTTCTGTACAAGAAGAAGATACGGGCGTCCCTAAAGTAGAAGTATCTAAAGAAGTATTTGATGCTAAAATAACTGAAAGCCAGACAGGCACATTACAAGAAGCAGTAGCTGCCTTAAGTGCTTTAGCTAATGGCAAGCTTGAAGATGATCAACTTGATGCGTTAGACGCAGCCAGAGTGGCCTTACGAGAACGTGCTGGCAAAACTCCTACTGAGGAGGTTGAGCATAGCAGTTTACAGCCAGTTAATAAACAAGACCCTGCTAAGATTAAGACTGCCTTAGAAAATGCAGAGACTGAAGAAGACGTAGCTCACTTCAATAACATATTAAATGCTATAGAAGGTGAAGCTGCTCTCACAGAGCGGGATCCAAAGGTTAAGAAAGATACCAAGGAAGTAAGTGATGACATTAAAAATGGTGTCACTGACCAGTGGACAGGTTTTCAAACATATGTAGAACGTATTGCTGAAATCACAGAAAATGAAGCTGATCTTGATAATAGAGATGGGCAAATAAAAGCTGTTGAAAATCAGATGAAAACTCATCTTGATAATATGAAAGCCAAATTAGCAGCATTTACTAAAGCCCGGGCTACTACGCCCCCAGCTGGTATGGTTATGGTGGTTAAGGGTACCCGCAAAGATCCAGAGAGCCAAGATCGCACTATGGAATATGCCATAGAGCCTATGCTTGAAGCAGATTTTAAAGCAGAGCGTACTAAAACTGGTTATGCTACTCTTATCACTGAGGAGGTATCATCCGGGTTAATAGAAAATATTGAGCAAGAAGTAGCCTTTGGTGAATCTATGTTTGCCATGGTTAATGGGCATAAAGATACATCCTTTGTTAAAGCAGCACGTAACCAGGTATTAGAGGCTAGACAATTAGAATTAGACTTTGATGCTTTAGATGCTCAGCAAGTCAATACTACAACTGCCCCCCTTAGTAAGGCAGATATTGATAATCTAGATGTTGAACAAAGTACTCCAGAAAAGGAGGATACTAATGATGACCAGCCAGAAAGTACGAATACACCAGAAGCTCCTACGCCTGTTTCTGGGGATACTAGTGCTAGCAGTACGGCTGCGCCAAGCACACCTGATGGGGAAGCAGCTACTAAAGATAGTAAGCCAGGAATCCAGGAAACATCAAAAGAAGATGATGCCGAGAATGCTGAGCAATTATCAGAAGAAGAAGGCATTAACCGGGGAGAAGCTACTCCGCCTGTAGAGGAGATTTCAGAGCAAGCTGATGAAGCTCCTGCACCCAAGGTAGGTAAACCTAAAGGAAGCAAGGTAGCTGCAGCCATCAAGGCTGGTACAGCTCCTGTAGTTGATTTTATAGCAGGATCGGCATTACCGTTTATTACAGCAGCTTTTGGTAAAGCAGGAAGTGTATTAAGGCAGTCAAAATTAGCTGGGTTATCTTTGCCTGAATTGATTAAATTTAAATCAAATAATGGTATTCAGAATATACCTACGGCAGCCTTTGATACTGAGGTAGCTTTGGTTGCTGCACTTGTTGAATTAAAAATGAGTCCAGCGGGGGCAGCTATATTAGCTAAAGCATTTAAAGGGTTTAATAAGCGTTATAAAAAACTAACCCTTAAGGCACCAGATAATGCTGAAGGGCATGCTCTTAAAAAAGCGTTTACTATGCTGTATACAATGGATGGTAAAACCTCGAATTATGAGGCTCCTCCTCAAGTAGTGTTTGCTTTAATGCTAGGTAACATGGCTTGGGTAAATCAGAATCCTCTTAATAATGCATTGCAGCAAAAGCATGAGCAAGAGCGGTTTATGTATGGTAGCCAGGGTGGACGCTTATCTAGAACTGAACAAAATCAGATTGCTGATTTAGGACATTCTTATATTTTATCTGCTAACGGAGTAGGAGCTCATGTTGCTAGTTTATTGAATATATCTGCAGCCACTGCTGAGACTGAAATATATAAAGCTAACTTAGTGACTGCTTTAGGTATTGTAGCGATGCAGGTAAACAACGGTACCTATTATGATTTACTAGCACATAGGTGGAACTTTGGAGATGCCCCCTATGTTGAAGGGCGTTCATTCAATACGGCTACTGCTCCAGATCCTATAACAGGTAAGAGTAAGCACACTAAGCCAGTATTCCGTCATATATTTATGAAAGAAAATATTAAATTCAGTGAAGCTGGTGCCACCACATTAGATGAAGCTGAAACTATATTTGGTAAAGCTACTGAATATGAAAATAATTACCCGATGCAAAAAATCCCTACCCATGTGGTGGATGCAATACGGGGTACTTTTGGGGGTATTCCTAAGAAAACCAGAAGTGTGTTAAAGAAACTGCAGAAGACCGTATGGACTTCGTCAGATTCCTTTACTGGTGCTGCAATGCTTCAAGAGCAACATATGGCTACCCTATACAATTTAGTAGGTGTAGTTGATATTCCTCACGGAACTCACCCAGCTGCTAGAGAGCGCCTAGAGGCGCAGAACCAAGATAAAATTGATACTTTAAATTTATTATTTGAAGCTAAAAAAGATGGTTATTTGGAGAAGTTTTTCTTTAAATATAACCTAATGAACCAGAACCGTATTATGATGGAAGGCCGTTTAAATCCGCAGTCTAGCCACATTACGCGTTACTTGGTTAAGCCTTTTGATACAGCTACATATACCAAAGAAAATATTCATGAATTCAAATTAGCTGTAGTAGCTAATCTTGGGTATAAGGTGGATAAACATATCGATGCTCCTGAGTCCAATGGAGCTAAATCTGAAATAGAGCAGATACCTGCTGCTAACATATTGGCGACCTTTGACGCTCTCATATTAGATACTAACATTATCGCCGCTGTTGACGCCCTAAAGACAGGGGATATTGCTACGCTTGCTGAAGAGCTTGATATTATTAAGCGAAGATTTGGTGGAGATTTATCAATACTCACTGCCATCACTGCTTTAGTAGAGTATGGAGACGGCACTGCTACATCATTTAAGTCAGATATTACAATGGAAATCGATGGCATTACTAATGGTTTTGCCATGAATATTCTTCAGTTTCCAATGTTTGGTAATGACGGTACTTTAAAGAAACGCCTAAACCAAACTGGTACTTACTTTGGTGTTACTACTGACCCAGTAACTCATTTAGTTGATGGTATTTTTCGCACAGGTAAGCAACCAGATGTTTATTTAGATTTACAGAATGCTGTTATTCAAGCAACTGAAAGCAAAGATAGTGTAGAGCAGACCAGAAATGCCGCATTAAACAGATTGTTTCCTGAAATAATGGATCCAAGTGCGCGGGATATAGTGAAGACAGCATTTATGGTCTTTATGTATGGTGGCGGTGTTGCATCAATTACTCGAGATATTGCTAAAGATATTATTGCTGATTTGTATATTCAACTTGGAGACATCCAGCGGGAATATAATGCTACAGCTGATTTTCCTTCAGTATTTAGAGATCAAAAGGTTAAAGATTTTGAAGCAGATCTACTAACATTAGGGGCTAAACCTAGTAGAAAAATCCGTAAAGCAATAGTTCATAATACATCTACTTCATTATTAGATGGTAAAGAATTAACCTTCAATGAAGAAAGTATGACTGTTTTAATAGGTGGGTTGCTTAAGCCTAGATTTAAGGCAGGCTTAAATTCTATTCTTGGAGGCACCGTAGATGCCCGTAACGCCGTCATACAGGCTGGTGAAGTGATGCATGCTGTGTTTATGCAGCATTACGAAAAGGCTGTAGCTGAGGCTATGGCGGACGTAGGTGGGCGTAACTTAGCTCCATCTGAAATCCGTAAATTAGTTTCAGGAGAAAATCTACGTAAATGGCTACCTCAATATGAGGGCCCTTTAAATGAAGATGGTGAAAAAATATTTGTAGATTTATCTAAACAAATTACTGATGAACTTGTTAAAGATACTCTTGATGATGTTGTATATGATTACGCAGACCCAAATGGCAAGAATGGACGTAGCAGCACCAGTAATGGATTGCCTGCTAAGAGATTTGCTAGACCTGGTGTTAGTGCATTGATACGCGGTATTATCAATATGGATGCTTCGTTAATGACTTTAGCACTGGATTCTAACCCACAAGTGTTGAGTTTATATGATGCTGTCATGGGGCGCCCTGGTGACCTGACTGCTATATCTAAAGGCTATGGTGAGAATTACCTAAAATTAGGTATGAATCATAGCGTCATGGAATCTATGCGTTTGCAAATGCAAAAGGTTATCGATGATACCCGGGCATTAGATGCTAAGAATGGCACTAATTTAATGGCTGCTGCTGAAGCATGGGTAACTAAAAACTCTCATGATAAGAAAGCCACTTATGCAAGCGCAGTAGCTAAAGTGCACGGCAATGCTGCTGCAGTATTAGAAGCCAGAAAAAATTTACGTAGTTTAGGTGAGATGACATCTAACCAGCTGTATAAACCTGATACTGCTGTTGTGGATCCTAATTCAGCTCCATCATATGATGAGCGGAAAGCAGATATACAGGATAAATTAAATCTAGCTAAGCAAGCTGTATACCTTGCTCAAGAAAAACTTAAAGAACTGCCTGCTGTTACCAGCAAAATACTGGATGATTTATTTGAATCTGAAGGAGCTGTTGATGCTCTTAAAATGCTTAAAGAAATCACTCCTACAAACATAGGTTTGTTTATTAAGATAGCTCGCAGTAATACAGAAAACCGGGCAACAGAGAGAGTACTCCGAGAAATTGGGGAAATGTTTAAATCTGAAATACAGGATAAAAACATAAGTACTTCTGCTGCTAAAATATTAGCTAGCTTGTTGGGCGGTACAAATACTAATTCAGCAGAATTGGCAGAGAAATACAGAGCCCGGGGTAAGGATAAACTTATTGCCCGTGTTAAGGCAGAGCTGGATGTGTATACTCATTCCCTTGAATTCATTGAATCAGAATCTGCCTTTAATGCAGATATACAGGTTCTTAGAGATGAGCTATTATCTCTCGAACATTTGCGTAGAGAAAATCCTAAGCCAACCTTAGCTGGTGATCTTGATTTAAGTAACATACAGACGTTACTTGCTAAATTTAAAGCACTGTCCCGAGGTTATCATAGCTCAGATGCTGCCCATGAAGCACACTCCTCAGTCTTACAGCGTACAGTTAATACATTAGCTAAAGGACTTGAGAATGCTGCTAGAATTAAAATAAGCGTTGAGCAGATAGATGGGCCAACACAAGGCTCATATAATACTCGCCGTAACAAACTAAGGGTCTCTATGAGCCGTCAACCACCTGCGTCTGCCAATGGGCAGTCTCCGGAGGAAGTGTACGTCCACGAGCTCACTCACGCCCTCACAGTGACGGCATTAAGAGAGAACCCGATAGTTCGTAATACTTTAGAGAAATTATATAAACGTACTAAAAAAGACATTGATGCTAACGGTAAACATGAAATATTCTTGAATGGAATACCTAAAGCAGATTGGTCAGCTAAAGATATTGAGATGGCCGAAGCTCAGTATGATTATTTGTTTGATAACAGCAAAGGTGAAGCTAATAGATTAGCAGAATTTTTAGCATATTCTGTGAGTAATAAGGCCCTCGTCACTCATTTAGAAAGTATATCTAAAGAGCAGCGTACTCGCAGTGAAGGTCTTGCTGGTTTATTTGCTCGGGCTATTGAAATTGTTGCAGACGCATTTGCAAGAGCCATGGGTAACAAAGCCCAGGCTAATGCTCATATGGATGTGATGGTAATCCTTGAGCAACTGATGCAGATCCAAAGTAAAAATGAAACTATTGCCTCAAGGATGGCTAATAAGATAGTAGCTAAATCCGATGTTTATGATGAAAAAATTAGAGAAGTCCTGCAAAGACAGGCTGAGCGCTTAATTAAAGCAGACACTACCAGCAAATTACGCAAAGTATCTAACTCGGTAATTGGTGGTGCAGCATTACATATGAGTGAGAATGCAGTATCTGCTCAAGTCCTTCGCAAAGTGCACACTATAATGGGTGCCACAGTAATGTCTATCGCTGGTGAGATGGGTGACGGTGTACTTACCAGCCCACTAATTAAGCAACTATTGCAAGTTAGAAACGCATCAGCTAAAGCTCGCCAAGATACCGAACGGGATTATCTTGATTGGTTTAATAATAAAATTTGGAAATCCACTACCGGTAAAGATATTAATGTTGAGACAAAAAATGCATTAACTAATGTAATGTTACGCACCCAGATATCTAGCCTTCTCCGTGTTAAAATAAATGGAACTAAAATAAGTGCTTCTGATATTAATAATTTAATAGGCAATACAACAGCTGCTGCAGATCTACGTAAAAATTTACGGGCGGCTTTGTTGACTAAAATGGGATTAAAAGAGGCTGACAGGGCTATTGAATATGCCACTGAATTAGGTCATTTTATGGCCAATGGTGAAACCTATTTACCTGATGCACACCAAAATCCTGCATCAATTATTAGATCAGAAATTGCTGCTAAAGACCGCCAAGAGCACCCAACTATGCTGCCAGATCTGCAAGCGTATGTTTCGCTAATAGCATTAGGAGCTACAGATGCTCGGGAAATTTCTATGGTTAAAGAATTATCCACCAATGAATTTGAAAAAGATGGCGCTAATAACGGCATTATTGATATCTTAGATGCTCACGCTAGCTTTACTCAGTCTTCTGTTGAGGAGCTATTTGGGAATAATCCTATGCAAACACAATCTGGTTGGATTGTTGAACGTGTAGATAACCTGCACAGTATGGTAACTGGTGGTAGCTCAGCTAAGGAAATGAAGCAGAAAAAACAAGGTAGCTATAGTCAGCATGTTCCCTTAGGCGATATCCCCGGCCTCGATACTCCACACGATACTTTGTATGTGTCACGTCAGATGCCTGAGGTTCGTTATGTTTCTGGTATTTTCTCTAATACCGGTCAACATACTAAGGGCACAACTATTGCTGAAATGCTTGCTGATGACCCTAAATATAGGGATCCAGTTACTGATAAAATTAATTGGAAAAAGATTAGAAAAACTATTAAAGGTGTAGCTAAAGAACAAGCTAGGGCAGCTCGATCGCTCAATAGAGATGACCGTCTTAAGCTTCGTCCTGTCCGAGATGATTCAGGCAATATTGTAGATTACCGCGTTATAATGGATCACAAGACCAAGAAAGAATTACTCTCACCAGATTTAGAATTTCAAAATGTGTTTGCTCACATGCAATCTAATTTTGTAGATAAAAAGAATAGTATCATTACAGATAAGCATACTGTTGATGAGCTTGTGCGCGAGCAGCAGACCCTATTAGAGACTATTCCAGAACGATTCATTGATATCATGGATTCAGAGTCTAAATACAAAGAGCAGTATCGTAGACTTCCTAAAGAAGTACGGGATTATATGCAGCAATATATGATCGATGGTACATTTATGGTGCGAGATAGTATTGTGAATAAGGTGTTTGGTTTTCAAGCCAAAAGCTTGAGTAACATTGATTTCCTACAAAAAGATTCTAGGGCCATGGCCAAGTGGGCAACCAGAATGGGGCAGCATATTGTTACATCCTTTGTGTCATACGGTGTAGATCGTATTGTGGTTGCTACTACTGCAGTCATTGCCGGTAACATTATGTCTAATAACTTCCAATTAATGATGCGTAAAATTGGCCCTGTATATATTGCTCGTAAAACTTTGGAAGGTTTTCAAGAATATCAAGTTTATCAGAAAGATGCTGATAGACTTCGTGAGCTAAATAGGCAGATTAAGATTAAAGATTTGAGTGATGCTAGCCCTGAGAAACAAGAGGCTATTGCTACCTTTATAAGAATGCAGAATAATAAGATGCATAAAATGAGTGAAGCCGGATTAAACTCTTTGATTGTGGAAGATCTAAATGAAGCCTCTACTAAAGGATATTTGGATCGGGCTCAAAAGGTAATGAACTCTGATAAGTTCACAAAGTATACTAATAACTTTGCGGCAAACGCTATAGGCACGGCTGCCAAGACTGTCTTTATGACAAGTAGCAGCGCTCCATATAGGGTATCTAAAAAGGCAGTGGCGTTATCTGACTTCTTAGCTCGATACGTGATGATCGAGCATGCTATGGAAGTTAAAGGCGAGAGCTTTGAACAAGCTATGTTCGAAGCAGTTGATGCCTTTGTATTATTTGATGAGAACTTAGATCCAAATATAGATGCTTTAAGCTCAGTAGCTGGTGTGCTGTTTGCCTCATACTTTATGCGTAACCACAGAGCGGTTAAGCAATTAGTTAAAAAGCACCCAACTTACGTAGCAGCCTCAGCTGGGTTGCAGCACATATTGGATATTCAGACTTTAGCTAATATGAATAGCTCACTATATATGGGCAATATTGTAAGTAATTTGCAGCTGGATGATTTAGGAGTTACGGCAGCCACAACTACTTTACCAGGTAATATTGCAGATGGGTTAGATGAATTACCTATATTTTAATTTTTAATGGGAGGCTCTTCATCAGGCTCATCACTTGCCCCAAATACCTTAAGTATTATAAATAGGGCTACTCCTATTGCCGTCACTACTACTATTTGGGTTAACCAAAAAATCCCCATAAGAACAGGAATAGCTATAGCTAGGATAACGATTGCGAAGAACGCGTATTTCACGTTTCCCAGTATTGTTTTTAATTTGTCTAAGTAATTTGGCATATAGCTGATCTTTCTGCTTATTTACCCGATCCGCTAAACTCATTCGAATAACGAATTGATGTTCAGCTCTTCGGCCTTTGGGGTTGTGGCTTCCTCTTCTTTATCAATAGTTTCTTCAACACTACCGGTTTCAAACGGAGCACCAGAGTCTGCAACATCAGAGGCATGCTGTTCAAACGCAGAAAGAGGAGTATTAGGATCCTCATCTGTATTCTCAGCCTCCGCATCAGTGATAACAGCAGCCTCGCCCTGTACGTCAGCAGCTTCAAGAGTCTCAGCTGGTAGATCAACAGTAGATTCTGCTACCGCCTCTGCAGCGAGCTCTTCAGACGCTGCAGCATTAGCTTCATCGACGATTCCATCAATACGAACTTTCTCTTTCGTATCAACTTTAGCTTTCTCTTCAGCTTCTTCATCGAGTTCAGTAAATGCTTTGGTCTCACCCTTTTCTTCAGGAGTAAGAATACGGTTCAATTCGATCTCTTTTTTATGGAGAGCAATTTCAGCTAGGTTACGACGACGACCAGGTTTAGGAGCGAACTCCCACTTGATTCCATCAGGTGCTTTAGCAGTAGCAATAGAAGCTACTTTACTGGTATCAGCCAAGTCACCTTTTTCGATAGGTAACGCCTCATGATCCAAGACTTCGTCATCCCGAAATTTTGTATTAGCATTTTGGGATACTGGAATAGTCTCTGGCAAAATACCAGGAAGCAACTTGAGCGCGATCTCTCTGAGCTCAGCTGCGTTAAACATAGTAGTAAGGTCTACTTCAAAATTTATTTTCATAATCGTTCCTAATTTAGTAGCCCGTAATGAGCTATCATTAATGCGTCAGATCTACCATCGATCAATCCGCCTTGGGGGCCGTGTAATGCAGCCATGGGGTATAACGATGAAGCAATCTGCGCAACTTCGTTCTTAATAGCTTTACCTTTAACGGTAACGCCTATGAATTTTTGCCAAACTTTAGGAGTAACTTTATTGGCTTTAATGCCTTGAGTTACTATTTCAGACATCGCAATAACGATGCCTAGGTTTCTGCCGAAACCAAAATTAGATTTAGCGGACATACCGAACAAAGAATGAACATCTTCACGCCAAACTTTATCTATATGTTGATTATGCAGCCATTTAGTAGCATCATAAATGGAGTGCTTATGTAGGTCGAGAAGAGCAGTGTATGTTGGATCTTTGTCATCCAACACACACAATGCTCCTTTAGACCCCGGATCAATTCCGCAGACTCGCATTAGCTAAAAAGTGAGCCTGTATCAGTAGCAGGTGCTTCATCTGCAGCCGCTCCGCCACCCATGATATCAGCTGCTGAAGCGCCTGCTCCATCAGCTTTCTTCTTGGTTTTGTCAATAACGGCGCCGGTATTTTTAGCGGCCCATTTATCAAACATTGTAGCGTCATCACCACTGAGGATTTCTTCAGTAGTTTTGCCATCAGAGTTACCGAAAAATTTGCACTCGTTAATCGTACGAGTTTCACCGGTTGGCTCATACTGGCCGGTAGCATCATTTTTCTTAGACTTATCATCAGTAATTTGATGAACCGCAACTTTGATTATTTTATTATGGACAGCCATAATTACAGGACGTTCTGTTGGAACTTCCTTGCTTTGAGCCGGATCATATACGTTAATGGTCTTTTTCTCAGCAGTGGCCATGCATTTAGCAAGACTTTCACCAGTAGCAGCAACACACAACGAGTTAGCTACAGAGTACCCAGGTAGTGGGAAGTCTTTGCCATCTTTCGTGTAATATGTTTTGTTGCCTTTGGCTTTACCAGATTTAATCCAGAAAGATTCTTTAAGCTCTTTGCCGTCAGAGTTTTCTAAGATTACGTTGAAGCTTACTGCTTCAGATGCAGACTGATTCAAGAATGCCATTTTAACAGTGGCATCATAAACACCAGACTCCCAAGCAAACCCGCCTCCGAGTCGCTCGATCGATTGCGTCTCAACAGACGCAGGTAGTTCCCATTCTGACATATTTTATATCCTTATGTTATGGGGTTAAAGTAAGCGATTATACTACAAATCACTCATTGATAATAGCTAAATAAGTTAATTATTATACATCAATTATGACAGCTTTTTCTGTTTTAGCCCGGTACTTTTTAAGCACATCAATAAATGTACGTAGGCTCATATTAGGATCAGTCATTAGTGCTTGCAGTGCAATTTCTTCAACTACAGCAAGGCCAAAGATAGTAGAAGCAAATACCATGTTTTGGGTTAATTTTGTTTTTAGATCATCAGCCATTATTTATTCCTTGGTTTATATTTAGGAGCTAAGACGACGGTGGAGCCGGGTGGAGATCAGATCCTGGACTCAATTATACACTGCCATCTTAGCACCTAAAGATAAACCCTCCCCTGGGTAGGCAAGGGAGGGTTAATAGATAGGCCCCGGTAACGAGGAAACATGCTCCATAAGGAGAGCTGAAATCAGTCCTATCCTGCACAAGATAAGATTAGTGTGGCTCTAATAGTGCGGTACCACACTGGTACCATACACAATAATTAGAGACTTACACCACTAACTATAATATTCATGCAGCCGGTTGATTACATTTTGGACGTTATTATCAATATAAGTTTCTTTAACATCCCACATTCCCATTGGGCTACGAATACGCTCATTGACCGTTTCTTTAGTTAATCGGGTCTGAAATACATATTTGAAGCCCAAAAGTTTATCTTCTTCGCTAATTTCACACAATTTTGAAGCAGCGTTAATATCTGTTAATTTAGCTAATGGTAGCTTTTTAGTGGAAATAACAGTGGAGAAATAACTTTCAATTCCTTGGTTCATTAAGGACCCTTTGACCTTAACGATAGTCTCATTAACCATTTCAGATTCGTTGAGAACATCAGAAGTGTGAGCTAGAAATATCACATTCTTAGTGGACTTGGCCACTACCTGAGACATTAGGATTTTAAAGTATTGGGCGTAATTACCCCAGGCCTTCATAGTATTCTCTGAGTTAAGCACCTTAGTGCCCTCATAGAGATCCATCATGTAGGTCAGAGTATCCACGATGATTGTGTGCACCTCAGGCATCTTCTCAGCCTGTTCAAAGGCCTGGAACACCTGAGCTGATGCGGTGACATTGAGTTTTTTAAAGTCTGATTTAAATGGTAATTTTTTACCATTTTCGCAGTTGATATAAATAACACCAGGTTGATCTTTCAAATCCTTTAAGCTGGCTGATTTACCGGTAGCAGATTTACCTGATACCAATATAAGATTATCGTTTGTTATTAGGTCAGTCATTATGTTGTCCAATTATTTGTGCGGCTATATTATGTGAATTACCTGGGGTAAATAAAATAGCTATTCCACCATTAATTTTCCAAGCATCACACACTTTTTGCCGGTCATCTATCAATATGGCTCCAGGGTAACTAAAGGCTCCCTTACCTGCTGTGTTCATACAAAAGGCAACAGGGTGCATTCCAAAACCATGTGATTGTAGCCAATCTAATTTTTGTTTAGCTATATCAATATGATGAGGTAAGCCGCCAGTACTAGTCATAAAACAAATAGGTATATTGTTATTATGAATGGTATCAACCATACGTATGCCTTCTTCAATAGGAGGCATGCGGCGAAATACTTCACCATCTACGCAAGTGCATTTCCAGAATTTATCAGCAAGTTTATTACTATATTGCTCACCAAATACATCAATAATAGCTTGATCAAAATCAGCTATAACGCCGTCCATGTCTATATAAATCATTGAATGGATTCCAGTTCTAAAACACGGGCTGCGAGATCAGTATTAGCATTAGCTAAATCTTCTAAAGCAGTAGCCGCTGTCATCAATAAATTTTCAATATGGGTATCAGGCACTGTGCTAACAAATTCATGGGGACCATGGCCTATAACAGTCTGTTTCTTAGGCTTAGCTGCACGTAAACTGCGTAGAAGCTTATCCACCTTCAGGACCGCCCATCATTTCATCAAAACTTTGAGAATTATTTTCAACAGTAGCATTTTCCATAAGAATACGAACTTGCTCTTTAAGCTCAGCAATCTCTTGGGCAGCAGTTAGTTTTACAGATTTGCGTAATATGCCCCAGCTACGGCCGCGTACACCGGCTATGTTACCTGGGTTAATATTAGCTTCAGGAAGATCTTTGTTAATAAGATTTGCCATTTTGACATCAGTTAAACCATCAGTATAGGTCACTGTGCCGTCTTCATGTTCAACTAATACTTTTTCGAGCTTTTTAAAAATAGCCCGTTTAGCTTGATTAAATGGTAGTAATTGAGTCATTGTATATCTCCAGTTAATTTAAAGTAATGGGGTCTTTCCCTCCTGTCATGCTTTTCTCTACCAGTGAGAATACCACTAGAACCAGGCGATCTAGTGACGGGACTCGAACCCGCATCACTTACCTCAACCTCAGCAACCGAGCGGAGTCGAACCGCATTACTGGTTAGACTGCCGCGATAGCTTTCTCGAGTTGTTTCTCGGTCATGTTATCAAGAGCAGAGTCTTGTTTACGAGCCAATGCGCCAAGGAGCTTATCCTTAGTTTCTTTATTTTCAGCACTAGCAATTTTGTCATCACGTTCAGCTTTTTTGACAGTCAAAATATGCAAGACAACTTTGAATGCCAATGCGGCTTTAGTGTTTTCAGGTTTGGTTTCTTCAAGGAAGTCTTCTTCTTCCAGAGTCTTAACTTCTTGGTTAAGACCCTTAGCAATTACATTCAATTGCTCAAGATTGAAGTCCCACAAATCTTCAGTGGCAATTACGCCTTTGACAGTATCAAAGCGCAATTTAGCACGGGTAGCTTTTTCGAATAGTTCTTTAGCCATAACGGATCTCCTGTTAAAAGTTAATTTGAATTGGTCGGTTAAATGAACCCTCAACTTTAGCAATTACGCTATTACGTTGCGTGGTTGAAAAGCCTAGTCCAGATAACTGGTCATTAGAATGCTCAACCCTCATTTTAGATCCAAGGGCCTCGAATACATTCTTATGTGTTAGCAGTGATTCTTTGAGGAATTCATTATAGAATCCTCGAGGATTGTTGTTATTAATACATCCATTTAGAAAGAAGAAATAATGCTGGTTACCATTAGGATGTTGATCATCCCAATAGTTAGGACTGCGCATCATAGAGGATACCTCAACAAATGAATTTGTTTTAATACCCCATACTTCTTTTTGAGTCAGTTGAGAATCCATTGAGGATATAAATTTAATACCGTCTGTTTTACTGAATGTGAGTGTAGCAACAGGAACTTTTTCACCTCGCTTAAGTTCTTTGTCATAAGAATAAGAGTAGATATCTCCCTCATATTCTATCTCAGCAGTGAAGCCAGTTGTACCTCCAGCATGATGATAATTATGCACTAAAAATTCATAAGTACCTTCTTGCATTTTAGCCTTATTAGTCCAGGTAATGTTTTCAACAGCTATCTTATTACGAGGTCGAGTAACATCTACATCTAGCTTTCCAGACGTACTGGCATTGGTCATATTTGAGTAATAAATTGTATTACCCTTAGGTTCAATACAATGGGCATCGAAGTCATTTTGGTTGTTGTCACCATCGTTCCACATAATAGAGAAACGAAGAATACCATCCACCTTACCACCGGCAGCTTTAACATGCTGCTTCATGCTGTCAGCAATGTCACCATTATATGACCATGAGAAATTGTTATCCCATTTAAACATGCTTGCAGCAGAGGTATCTTGAGGAGCAATTAAGCTCATAAGATTGCCCTGATTCTTATTCTCCATCAGTAACTGAATGGATTTAGTAGTAGGCAGCACATCCTTAATAAAATCATCTATGCCAATCTCAGTGATCTTAGATAGATTCTTGGTAGATTCAGGTACCTCGCTGGCCAGATCATCAAATACATTAACACCTGTTTTCTTGGAAAACCAGTTGATGAACATCACGTTATTCACTGTGATATCATCCATTATAGCATGCTTACGGCCGAGTGATTCAACATACCCCAAATCGGTTAGTGTTTTCTCAGCTTCTTCAATCATACGTTTGGTGAAGATAGCTTTAGGCCGCTTGTAATTAGTAGGCGCCACAACTGATTCAAACATGGTAACTGCTTCATCCAGTTCCTTGCCTTCAGACAGATTAACCATCAAAGTACCAATGGCACTATTACGCATGCGGCTAACTGGAGAATTAACAGAATTCACCCAGCACCAATTATCTTGTTGACCCAATGGGATATCATTTAGATAAGATATTTTATTTTTCAAAAATAACTCAATGATGCCTTTAAATTCAGCACCACGATACAGGGAGCCTTGTGCTATGAGTTCAAGGATAGTGTCGGCAGCATGAACCTCAAGAGTATCTAGAGCACGTTTAAACGTCTCCTTAGACGTACGTATGGATCCTTTAGCAGTGGCAATAGAATCACCATCACGTTTAACCATTGAACTAGGTAAAGTCAGATGGAAGTGCTCATATTTGATTACGCTACCAGAATCAGATTCTTTATGATTATGATCCATACCAACTGTGCCTTCACGATAGAAGAATGCATCTTTGATATTGGCGGTCTTAACAAACCGAGCCATCTTTTTAGCTACTCCTTTAAAAGGGGCTGCTACGTCTATATCCCAAATACTGACAAGTTCATTGTCTTTAAGGACAACAACATTACCAATATTACGGATGAATTGCTTACAGCATTGGCAGTCAAATTCACGACGCTCTTTGACAATTTCATTGGTGCCTTCTGGGTATGCATCCAGATAAGTATTCCACGTATCATCTACATTAACATTTGTGATAAATAGCGGATTGCCTTCTTTAATCATGACCTGAAACTGTTTCTGAATTGCTTCTTTAAGCAAGTTAAAATTACTCATAATAGCAATCTCCTCGCAGGTTAAGTTGAATTGGTCTAAAGGGATGGATTTGAACCACCGACAATGCTGTCCAATCAGCATGCTCTACTAGGCTGAGCTACCTCTAGTTAATTAGGATGAGAGGCAGCTCCGAAGGCCGTAAAGCCCAGGAGCTGCATCGTAAGGGTTTCCACCAAACTTCCCTGATTTTGTATATAGGCGAATGACCCGAAATTCTTAGCTAACCTGCAACATCTATCCATGGTCTATTACAGGTGTTTCGGTCCCTATCAGGTTTCATTAGTAATTTGGTCTGGGAAACGGGATTTGAACCACGTAAACCTCTCGTTATGCAATCGAGTGCTCTACCATTGAGCTATTCCCAGTTATATAATTCTGCCCATATATCCCTATCCAACTCACGGCTACCCTCAGTAGCGGTGTCGAGCTTTCCTAATAAAGTAAGATTAGGAACTGTGGGGATTATTGATTTTTTGTGCCGTAAGGCATTGGTAATAGCTTTAGAGATAGGTCTATATGCCATGTTTAATACCCTGCTTTTTTAAGATCTCTGGCTAATTTCCGCATGGCATCATGAAATTGTTTAGGATCGTCAATGTTATATAAAGGTACGTGTCTATTAAACTTCACGCCTTTGTGCGAGTCCAGACGCATCCCTGTAAAACCAGCTTCGCAATTTCCTTCACGGAAATCATCTAAGGCATCTAATTTACCATTTGTTGTTTGTGGAAAATAGGCAGTAACTCTATTTTGTACACCACTGGGGCTAGCTGCACTATCTATAGATACTTCAAGAGTACGGGCCATAACTGCACCAGCAAAGCAAACTTCACAATATTCACCATTATTTTTATCATGCCAGGTGGCCATATTTACGGAGTATTCTTCCATTTTTTCAACAGCCTTTAAATCCTTAAGGGCTAATCTGATTAATGCAGATGGTACAGTTGGTAATTTTACTCTCTTAAATTTTCTTATTTTAGGCATGATATTATCCTCGTTTTTGGACTTCCTTACTTATAGATTTTACTGTGCTATTCCTGAACTGATCTTCAGGCAGTGGTGTCTCTAAGGAGTCATTAAATGTTTCTAACTTTGCAACTATCTCACCTAAAGGTAACCCTGAATCAACAAGTACCATACCATAACGGTATAGGTGTGTTGCCCGGTTGCCTTTAGATGTGTGCGTCATAAACCAACGCTCAATATTGCCGACGCCAGTAGCAGTAATCTGCGCCTTGGTCTCATCCGATCGCTTAGTTTCCGGAATGAACATAGTGGCATCAATTATAGTTCCGTCGTTATATTCATATTGACCAGGATGAGAAGCCCACTTACGAGCAATATCTTTAGTAGATTCATCTACTGGGAATGGCAGCCATTCAAATACATTAGCTATAAATTTAGAGTATTCTGGTGCACTTAATTTAAGTCTATGTGACATAGGCAAAATAAGGCGAAATCTATTGATTGCTGCAGTATGTCGTTTGGTTGTTGAGATTAAGAATGTGTAATCTTCCAGTAATGCTTTAGCTGTAGATATACTCACATCCCCATCACAATCTAAGATCAATAGATCGAAGCCTTGAATAGCGTTATCGCTACTGCGATGACCATTTACAAAGCCATGGGCTGTGTAATGATAGTCTTCGGCCGTAGTTAGCTTATGCAGCTGGCTGAATGGAGGATGGTCAGTTACGTAATTATAAGCAATATCCCTACTAATACCGACTGTTAAGCTGTTTAGATCAAGCTCTGCCAGAGTTTCCCCTGAGAAGAATTCAATATCGTCTAGCATGCGCTTCCGGATAACAATATTATTTTTATAACCGAAGGACATAGCTAGAGTCATTAGGTCTCTACGTTGGGACTCTGACCCCCTATAAAATGGCAGCTCTTCAATTAGCTCATGTTGAGTCACTTCGTTGTCACAATTAGCCATATAGTGAGCTAAGCGCTCATAAGGGCCCTGTTTGCGCATCATGGAGTGGAATGCCTCTCCGGAATCTTCAACTACGCTGATGGCGTAATCTAAGTGGTCCTGAGTAATCTCCTTAGCCCCATCAGCATAAGCATATGCTCCAGCCAGTTTAAGAGCCTTGTAGTAGCGATGCATCATCTCTGCCTTATGAACGGCCATATGTTCCTTTAGACCGTCTGCATAGGCCTCACACTGCATCTGATACTCGATGAGATATATAGAGTTAGCAGCAGACATAGTTAAAATAGGATTAAACGGACGTTTACCAAAATTAGCAAATGCTTGCTGAATTGCTTGGGTATCAGCAGCTAAGCTACTATCCACCATTTGGGCGTATCTCTCTTTAGCAGAAGCATATTTAGTGCGGTGAGTTTCCACTGTATAGCCAAATAATAGCCGACGAGCATATCCTGTTTCTAGGAATTGTTTAAACTCTTCCTCTGTTTTACCGCCGTCTAAGAGCTTAGTGGGCGTACCAAACATCATCAAATTGGTGGGAGTGTTACCAGGGAGCTCCTCAGAACGTATGTTTTCAACAGTATTCTTAATTAGCTTTTGTTTAACTAACCCCACATCGTAGAGCTCGAGGAACGTATTTAACACATCGACGTTGCCGGTCATATTAGACCCGACTTCATCGAGCTCAAAATTCATAGAGCCTGCAGAGGCTAATAATAGCTTCTCTCGCATCTGCTTAACAGCAGGTCCTGTGCCGCTATCAAAGCTAAATGCTAGCTCTCCAAGACGTTCGAAGTGCTTTTCAAATTTATCTAATTGAATGCCTACTTCCTCCGGTAGAGATAGTAAGCTCTGGCCACTGTTACACCGTGCTCGAGCCTTCTCCTCAGCAAGGGTATTCATGTGTTCCTCAGCATGCCTAGGAAATACATTATCCAAAAATTCTTTCTTAAAGTGAGAGATAAACTCCCTCTCTAGAATATTAGTAGAGTGCCCTTTACCGGTACCAGATACCATGAGATTAAGCACATAAGTGTTAACCGGGATTACATCCCGATCATTTGTTTGGATGTTGCACCGCATCATTGAGGCTACCTTAGATAGGTAATAGCCCACCAGAATACGGAAGAAATGTCTATTATCATTATTTACCTTTCTCACTAGTATATCTACGATCTTTTCCGAAAACGGATGATATTTTTTCATACTTCAAACCTAAAATCAGGGGGTAAAACGGTATCTTCTAATAGCAGTTCTGTTGCGACAAATTTACGTAATGATTCAATGTGAATATCTGACTTAAAATAATTGTACGCGATGCGATTAAAGATATTCTGGGCATGATTAATGCGGTATTGTTCTGCAACGTCTCTAGGCTGCATCATGGTATGTAGCTGGATAGTTAAGCCTATGTTAGCTGTTATCATTATATCTCCAGAATTTGGTGGGCCCCCCAGGACTCGAACCTGGGACCTCCTCTTTAGAAGAGAGGCGCTCTATGCCAACTGAGCTAGGGGCCCGTATTATTTTATAAGACTAACCGGCCATCTTTTAACATGGCTTCAGCTTGATTGCATATACCAACAACTGGGCAATAACGACATGCTTTTACCTCACCGGGTACAGTTTTAATAATACCAACATCACCATCACTGGCTTTGCGGATTAGTGCTTCATCAAGAACATCAAAGTTCTTAGTGGCACGGGTCATAGCTTTAGGGTTTTTATAGTATTTATGGACTGTTTTAGAGGCCCATAATTCTTCATCAGTACATTCCGGAAGCATCTCCTGTGGAGCATCAGCGAGGGCCTCATAGGCCTCAAGCTTGTTCTTGATCCAGTTCTCTGTCTCTTCATCAGACCATAGCTCATAGCGCTTAGTGAGCACCTTGAGAGGAGGATACTGCTTAGGATCCTGTCGAGCTTTGGCAGCCGACCAATCAGTAAAGATATAATTGATGTTGATGTAATCAGAGGTGATCTTATCAGGATTTAGCCATTTATAAATACTGCCCTGAATAGTGTAATTCAGAGAATTACTGTCATAAATGTAAGTCCAAACACTGGTAGATTTATAATCGTTAAGTGTTCCGTCTAATACCAGATCATATTTACCAGTAACGTAGAAGCTTAGTATTTGCTTTTCAGCACGTTGCTCTACATAAACAGGAATTTGTCCTTCTTTTAATGTGCCTGGTGCAGGGTTAACTACAATACGCTCAACAGCATCATCAGAGGCGCCTAGCACCTTAAGAGCTTTGGCAATATTATTATGGTCTGTCCAAGCTTCTTCACAACCTGTATGAATAGCCTGCCCCATTCTAGAGGCAACCAAGTCAGAGATATCTACAGACTTCATAAGCTGCTTATTCTGTTGAGATAAAACTAGCTGCCTGAGTGGGCGTATTAATCCAGTTGCGCTGACAGAATTAGGACGATCATCGTGATCATAATCGTCATAGATTAAGAATACCGCTAATGCTAGCGAAATGTCATGCTTATTTGTGTATTTTAAAGCCATTATTTTACCTTATTTTTTAAATATGTGCCATTAGGCCCAAAGGTTTCTAATTTAGTTAATTTGTTTCCAATAGCCGTATTGATCATATCTTCGGGTATTCCTAGCAATTTAATACATGCAAGCAGATCCCCAATTTCTATAGCTAAAACACGCCAATTTGGTAAACCATTATAGTAAGTATGGTGATGATCATGTGCCCCAAATCGTTTTATTTTTGTGATAGCCTGAATGACTTCAGCAGATTCTTCTATAATTAAATCAAGATATTCTTCATTTAATTGGGGAGGTTGGGGATTATCTGAATCAGACATTTACGTACACGTTCTTGCTGGCTCGAGTTAGGGCAACATACATTAGCCGAGCTTTAGTAGCTTCGTCTCGGCATTTATTGATGTTGACTCTATCGATGAATACAGCAGGAAATGTGCCTCCTTGAGCCTTATGGGTTGTGCCAGCAAAGGGTGGACGGAGATCCGCCAGGGAGTTCTTTGTATCATAGAACTGCACCCATGCTGCCTTGGATTTACTAGCAATAGCTTCAGATTTTAATTCATTTAATACTTTGTCAGCCGCCCCCTTATTCATAGGGCAAAATACTGATTTTTCTCGAGATCTGGTGAACTTATTATAGTCCCCTGATACCCGGACACTATACCCAGGTATACCACAATGTTCTGCTTGGATAAAGGACTTAACAAATACTATTTCATTGTTAGTGAGGACAATGTGGTCACCCTGTTTGACTATGCTATTAGCTATCAACCGCTCATCTTCATAGAAGGGTTCTATGCTATCTTCAAGGAAGTATGCAGCCTTACGAATCATGGCATTATAATTAATAGCAGATTCATTAGTGTAGGTGCAGAGCGGGGTGTCTATTACGGCACCGGCATCATAAGCCATATATTTTTTAACAAATTGAGTTACAAATTCAGCATGCGGTAATACAGTGATACCTTCACCAGCAGCATTTAAATTTGTTTCAATAATAGGCATATCTTGACGCTGGCCTTTAATGAATTCACGGAATTCAATAGCTTTCTCTAGAATAGGATTACCACCTGCTTGACGATGAACTTTAGTTAATGTGAATGTGGCCAATGTGCCATCAAATATACTGCAGATATCTTTTGGAGGCGGTAGTTGATATGGATCCCCTACAAATAATATTTTAAGGCGTTTCTTTTGGACAGTAGTTACCATAGCTTTAAGGAATAAATTACCAATCATGGATCCTTCATCAACAACCACAACTGAGCCATTAGGTATTAGACATATGCCTGCAGGTTTCAGGGTCTCTTTGCCAAATCTGGTTACTGAGGGCTTAAGTTTGAATGCCGCATGCGCAGTAATGACCTCATGTCCAACAACGTCTGATAGTACTGATGCAGCCCTATGAGTGCTGGCGCATAGCTCAATATTAATATCAGGTTCCCGTGCCCAAATTTCTTGGATTAGTTCTTTAACCACGGTAGTTTTACCAGTACCTGCTGAGCCTGTAAGTACAGCTAAAGCATGGGCATCTGTATCAAGTAGCGCATCACAAATACCTTGTACTGCGTCAGTTTGATCCTGTGATAATTGAAAGCTCATTTTGTATTTCCTCGATAGTAGCCTTGTTAGGCAGTGTTTGTAACTTGTGCCAAGATTTACCTATCTCGAGTGAGGCCGACAATATGACATCAGTAGATCTGATGTCAGGATCGTCTTGCCATTCCATCTCTTCAATAAGCACATCATTTAAAAATTTAATATATTTTGGGTCATTCTTTATTAAGAAATACCCAGCATCATGAATCATGTTAATTGGTAGTATTACTGTGGCATACCCGGCTCGTTCAATTCGGTTATTAGTAGCAATCATTGCCCGATTAAGCAGCATGCCCCAAGACTGTGTCACTGCATTATTAGCGCTGCGAGCTTCAGCCTCTGCTTCATATGGGGTTTTAGAATTACCCAGAATACATTTTGATATTATCGGAGTTCTTAGCTTAAGCCCAAAGGCACATTCTACATACCCGTGCTTAATCATAAATTGCTTATTACGTTCGTTAAATTCCCCTGATACTTTATAAAGTTCATGAAATGCATTCTCTATTTCAATAGCTTTTTCCATTGGAAACCCGCTCCGCTTATGCAGAGTATAGGCAGTGCCCATATACTGTAGAGCGAAGGTGGGTTTCTTGGAATCTTGTCTTAAGATAGGGTATTTAGTAGCAATAGAATTGATGCTGCTAACATCATTAGGATCGATGTCAGGCATTTGATCTGTAAAGTATTTCTGAGCTCTCATAGAGTGCCCATCATAGCCATCAGTATAGACCTTAATCCTGTTAGGATCCTGGCTCTTAATAGCTCCAATCTTCTCCTCTAAAGCATCGAAGTCAGCTCCTGCAAATAACCACCCACCTTCGTAGGAGACAGCCCCCTGAACCTGATCTTGTAGATCTGGGGGTAATTTAATTAGTAATTGCCCGTATTGTTGAATATCCTTTATTTCGCCTTTATGTATTAATTGGTCTAATTTTTGAAGAGTATTATTTATCTCGGTGCTGTAATTCATAGATCCGCAAATGCTCCTCTAACCCATGTTCAACAAAATATGCTTTGCGGGCTTCATGCCCCTCTTCTGCTGTCAGGAATTTACCTATTTCTTTTCTTTTCTTATTAACGGTAACCGTAGCTACCCATTTCTTTTTAACGCTGTGCCAGCTAACGCCAACATACCCAGAAGTATTTAATACTGATTTACCTCTATTTCCTGCTTGCGCAGCTAAAGGAATCCAGGTGCAATTAGAGGGGTTATACCCTTTTGTGAAATCTACACGCTCAATTGTAAGTTTGTCGGTATACCCGTGTAATAGTGCCCACGCCATAAATTCTCGCCAGGAATTACGCCATGATTCACAAACTACAATACCTTTGCCCCCGTATTTATAATACCCAGAATGTGTAGGTAAATGGCAACGAGCTACCATAGATTCCCACGTTCTAAATAGGCGAGTAGCTTTTATTCGATGGTTTGTTGACATAGTTAGCTCCATTTAAAGGTTAGTGGCAGAGGCCATAATATCAGCCCATTTATCTTTGTCAACTAAGTACTTCGGCCCAGGCGCCACTATGCAGCTTTTAACTAATTTACCCATTGGTCCCTGAGCAGGTAGATTTGTAAGGTTAGGTGAATTACTGGATAGTCTCCCTGACTGAGTACCGCCTAATTTAAGATTACCATGAAGAAAATATACTTCCTTCATAAATGCTTTAATGAAGGTACCATTAATCTTGCTGTTATCAGCCAGCTCTATGACAAAGTCTAATAGATCTAAAATATCCTGGTCTTGGGTATGATTCTTTAGATCCTCTAGTACATCAGCGCCAGTGCCTGCTGCCCCTGATTTTGTTTTTTCTAAGATAGGTAAGCCAAGCATATCAAATAATAATTTAATTAACTGAGGGCCACTATTTGGGTTGAACTCAACATCTTTAAAGTCATCCACTGTTTTTACAAGTTTGACTAATTTAGCATTAGCCTTCTCGCAGGTATCTATTTTCAATTGTATATTGAAAGCAATAACATGAGTGTTTAACTGTATTTGTTGCTCGAGAGCCCTCTCTTTGGCAGCTAAGATCTTATGAACTTCAGCGACCCTATCAGGGTCCATAGGGAGACCCACCAGCATCATCTTGAGCAGCGGGTATAGGCTGGGCTGGAATATCTCCAAATATGGCCTAGATGTTAGCTCTACATGGTATTTTTCATATAGATACACAGTACCTAGTACATCAATTAGGTTATATTCGAGTATTTCTTTTTTGGTGTGTTTGGTAATATCTTCGATCTCAATCGCGTAATTACCTACATATTCTAAAGCACATTCTTTGAGCCCCAATGCTACCTGAGTGGTAGCATTTTTAGCCAAGTAAGCCATGAGCATTGTATCGTCGAATGTTCTAAAATAATTAAGACCCTCCATCATACCAGCGTAATCAGTGGCATGCTTCATCCACAAGCTTCTGATTAATAACTTGGCATCAAATAAGCCACCATGGAATATTAATTTGCCTTTGTAATTTTGGAGGAATTCTTTTAGATAAAATAACCCATTGATATCTAAATCGATGGCCACGCCATCATGTTTAGTCCAAGCAAAAGCTATTGATACTATTTTAGAATCTAGCTCTAGCCCGGTAGTTTCAATGTCAGCAGCAAGAAC